TAGAAAAAACTTATAGTATTACTAATGCAGTAAATTCAGGTAATTACTTAAATTTTAATAATATCTTTGATCCTATATTAGTTGAGAATCATTTTTACGATTTAAAACTTATAAGTAACGGAGAAGTTATTTTTAAAGATAGAATTTTCTGTACAGACCAAGATATTGACCAATTAAATAACGATTACTATGATTTAAATTCAAATGAATATTTAGATTATAATGGTTATGATAATACTTATTTAGTAAGATGAAAACAAGATTAAGAAATAATAAAGGGCAGTTTATAAAAAAATCTAAAACATCAGAGTTTGGATTTATTAATTTAAGTACTTATACAAGCCCTGAAGTTAAAGAAGTAAATGGTGCTGATTGGATTGAATATGGTGCTGATAATAATTACTTTCAGTATTTAATTGATAGATACAATGGAAGTCCAACAAATAATGCTGCTATCAATGGTATTAGTCAGGCTATTTACGGAAAGGGTTTAAATGCTACCGATTCAAGTTCTAAGCCAAATGAGTATGCTCAGATGGTTTCTTTATTTAAAAAAGATGTAGTTAGAAAATTATGCTATGATCTAAAATTAATGGGACAATGTGCTATTCAGGTCATCTATTCTAAGGATAGAAAGACTATTGCACAGATAGAGCATATGCCTATTGAAACTTTAAGGGCAGAAAAATGTAATGAAGATGGAGAAGTACCTGCTTATTATTACTATAAAGATTGGGCAAATATAAAAAGAACAGATATACCTACTAGAATCCCTGCTTTTGGGATGTCTAAAGAAAATATAGAAATATTGTATGTTCAACCATACAAGGCAGGTTTTTATTACTACTCACCTGTGGATTACCAAGGTGGATTGCAATATGCAGAACTTGAAGAAGAAGTATCTAACTATCATTTGAATAATATACTTAATGGTCTAAGCCCTAGTATGTTAATTAATTTTAACAATGGTACTCCAAACCAACAAGAAAGACAATTAATAGAAAATAAGATTGCTCAGAAATTTAGTGGGACAAGTAATGCAGGAAAGTTTATACTAGCTTTTAATGACAATAAAGAAAGTCAAGCAGAAATAACACCTGTTCAGTTATCAGATGCACATAACCAATATCAATTTCTTTCTGAAGAATCACAATCTAAAATACAAGTAGCACATAGGGTTGTTTCACCATTTTTATTAGGTATTAAATCTAGCACAGGTTTTTCTAGTAATGCAGATGAAATAAAGACTGCTAGTTTGTTAATGGATAATACTGTAATAAGACCTTTTCAGGAACTTTTAATAGATAACTTTGATAGAATACTAGCTTACAATGATATTAGCTTAAACCTATACTTTACGACCTTACAACCTTTAGAATTTACTGAAGTAGATAGTTCAATTCAAGATAAAGAAACTATTGAAGAAGAAACAGGGGTTGAGATGCAGAAGTTTAGCCTTAAAAAGATAGATGGCAAACAGGCTTATGAAACTAAAGAAGAAGCAGAAAAGGTAGCAGATGAAATGGGATGTGGTGGATATCACGAACACGAAGTTGAGAGTGTTACTTATTATATGCCTTGCGTAAGCCACGAAGAACTTAAAGCACCTTGTTGGGATGGATATGAGCAAAGGGGTATGAAAACCAAGAATGGTAAAAAAGTACCTAATTGTGTTAAGCTAGAAGAAGTTACTTTAGAATCTTTTGGAGAAGATGAAGATTTATCTGAATGGGAATTAATAGATGAAAGAAAAGTTGATTATGAAGCAGAAGATGCTTTAGATTATCAGATAGATCAATTAAATACAAAGAAAGAAAGTTTTTTATCTAAGCTATGGAATTTTGCTAGAACAGGTATTGCAAGACCAAATGCAAAAAGTAGTCAAGATGAATTGGTTGATGATACACAATTTAAAGTTCGTTATCAATATGCACCTTTAAAAGTTTCTGAAGATAGTAGAGATTTTTGTGATAGAATGGTAAAAGCTAAAAAAATATATCGAAAAGAAGATATATTAAAAATGAATAGTGTACAATTAAATTATGGCTGGGCACCAAAGGGTAAGCAATCAGAGGGATATTCGATTTGGTTGTATAAAGGTGGTGGGGCTTGCCATCACTTTTGGATGCGTAAGACTTATATGAAGAAAGGAAAAGGTAGTATTGATATAAATAGTCCATTAGCACCAAAAATTAGTGTTGCTGAAGCTAAAAGAAAAGGATTTAGACCTGAGAAAAATAATCCTTTAGTTGGGACTAAGCCAAAAGATATGCCTAACGAGGGATTTTTACCAACAAATAAAAGAAGATAAATGGCTACACAATTATTCATAAACAGAACAGATTTAGTTCGTAATTCTATAATGGATGGCAACATCTCGACTGAAAAGTTTATTCAGTTTGTGAAGCTGTCACAGGAAATAGACGTTCAGCAAATAATGGGAACAGATCTGTATAATGGTTTATCTGCAGCAATGCCTAATATTGACGATGCTGCTAATGCAAGATGGAAAACAATTTTAGATGACTATATTGTACCTATGTTAATTTGGTATGCTCAATCTAATTACTATCCATTTGCTGCATATCAGGTTAAACAGGGTGGGGTATTTAAACATACATCAGAAAATTCTATTTCAGTAGATAAAAACGAAGTAGATTTTTTAGTTGAGAAAGCAAGAACAAATGCTGAATGGTATTCTAGAAGATTTATTGATTTTATGAGTTTTAATCAGGCAACATATCCTGAATATACAAGTAACTCAAATGATGATATTTACCCAAGTTATGATTCAACATTTAATGGATGGGTTTTATGATCTACAAGCCTAAGAAAAAAAACATAGAAAAGTTAAAAGTCTTTTTAAAAAAAAGAAATAAAAAAATAAAGAATGGCAAACGAAATTTATAGTACAAGTTGGTGGGGAAGCCCTATGGAAATAGGATGGGGAAGCATTTATTATCGTTTTGCTTTTCCAAGTGCTATTCCTGCTTTATTAATTACTTTAGAAAGCAGAGCAACCTATTATGAAAACGTTACTTGCACAACGGCAACATTAACTAAATTAGAAAACATAGAATAAGATGGCAGATAATTTATTAGATAAAGCATCAATATTACTTACACCAACTGCATACGACAATGGCAGAATGTTAAGTGTAAAGCCAAATGAAAATTTATATGGCTCAGAGCTTGTAACAAACGGAGATTTTGCTACTGATACCGATTGGAGTAAAACTGGTACTTGGTCAATATCAAATGGACAAGCATCTGCAAATGCAAACAGTACATCTCAATATGTACAACAAGACTTTACTATTACTAATGGAAAAACATATTTATTTACTTATGAAATAATAGAAAATACTTTAAATGGTAATGGCGCAGCTTTAAGTAGCGTGGGAGGTTTTGGTTCGGTTGCAATTAGTAATGTAATAGGAACACATCAAGTATATATAACTGCAACAAATTCTTCAGCGACAAATGTTTTAATGATTGGAGTAAGTGCTACTTGTACAACTGGAACTATTAAAATAGACAATGTTTCAGTAGTAGAAGATTTAAGTGGAGATTTCAACTTTGAAAGAAATTCTGCTGCAACTAGAGTTAATGCACAAGGTTTAGTAGAGAATGTACAGATAATAAGTTCAGAGTTAGTTTCAAATGGTAACTTTTCACAGATAGGTACAGAAGAAGTATTAAACGGAAACTTTTCACAACAAGGAAGTGAGTTAGTTACTAATGGCGATTTTGCTACTGATAGTGATTGGAACATAGTAAACAACACAGGTGCAGCAAGTGAAATAATAAATGGCTATGCAAGAATAAAAACAGATGGAGCATATACACAGATTGACCAACCAAACGTAACGATAGCTGCAAAATCATATAAGCTACAATATACAATTTCAGAATCTGATGGAGGTAGTTTAGGTTTTATAATAACAGGAAACCAAACAGCAAGCATACCAACGACTGTAGGAACTCACATTTATTATTTTGTTGCAAATTCTACATCTATCGTTTTTAAAAGATTTTCGGGCGTTTTAGATGTTAAAATAGACAACGTTTCAGTAAAAGAAGTCGGAGAAAATTGGGATTTAGGAACTGGTTGGAGTATTGGAGAAGATAAGGCTATTAGTGATGGAAGTCAAAGCACTATTTCAGATTTAGAACAAAATATCACACTTAATCAAGGTTCAATTTACCTTGTTGAATTTGATTTAATAAGGTCAGCGGGAACATTATATCCTAAAGTTGGAGATACAACTGGAACTGGTTTAACATCTACTCAAAGTGTTTCTCAAACTATTGTGGCTGGTTCTTCTAACAAACTTGAATTGAGAGCAGATGTAAATTTTATAGGCTCTATAACAAACATCTCAGTTAAAGAAGTAGGGCAAGATTGGAGTGTTATAGATGGTGATGCAGATAATTATGTAGAATTCAATCAAGAACAAGGAACTGCAAGATTAAAGTTTTTAAATACGTCGCCAATAACTAATTTAAGATCAACTGCTCAATATGTGGGTGGTAAAAAGTATAAATTAATAGTAGATGTTGCAGAAGTTGTAAGTGGTGGTATAAAGATAGATGCTGGAGGTGTTTCGCAAACTTATAATTCAGTTGGGATACAAGAAGCTATAATTGAACCTACTGGAACTAGCGTTATTTATTTTTATAGAGCAACTTCTAATGTTGATATAACATTAAATAGTGTATCACTTAAAGAAATAACAGACGATACAAACATACCAAGAATAAACTACGAGGGGTTTAGTTATCAAGATACTTTAGGAAGTCAGTTAATTGTAAATGGAGATTTTGCAACAGATAGTAATTGGACAAAAGGAACTGGGTGGAGTATTGCAAATGGTAAAGCATCAAGAACTGCTCAAAGTGGTTCAACAAGTACATATCAAAGTGTTTATTTTACTGCTAATAAATCTTATAAAATTACATATGATTTAGATATTAATGCGGGTTCATTTTTATTAAGAATTGGTGGAGGTACTTTAATAGATACTACAATAAGAACAACAAGTGGCACTTATACAGAATATATAGTTGCTAATTCGGGAAATAATGTATTAAATTTAAGGGCAGTAAATGGTGCTTTCATAGGCTCAATAGACAACGTATCTGTAAAAGAATATCTTGGTCAAGAAGTAGTACCAGATAGTGGTTGTGGAAGTTGGTTATTAGAGCCACAGAGAACGAATAGTTTACTACAATCTAATCAATTTGATACTACTTGGTCTACTTCAAACGTAGCGATAACAAGTGGTCAAATTGGTGTTGGTGGTAGTTTAGATGCTTGGAAATTAGAAAGTTCTGGTTCATCAGCATCATTTATTTTTCAAGGTATATCTACAAGTGTAGTAACTACAAGAAGTATTTATGCAAAAGCTGGTAGTGTTAATTGGGTTTCAATAAACTCTGGTGGAAGTCAATCAGCATATTTTGACCTTTCAAATGGTGTTGTTGGTACTAAAAGTTCAAATATTATTGATGCTACTATGGAAAGTGTAGGAGATGGATGGTATCGTTGTTCAGTTGAAATTGATTCACAAAGTAACTTTTATGTTTTTGTAGCAAATGCTGATAATAGCCAAGTATCAAATAGTGGAGATAGTATCTATATACAATACGCACAATTAGAAGAAGGCAGTTACCCTACATCGTATATTCCTACATCTGGAAGTATAGTAACTAGATTGGCTGACCAAGCAACCAATAGTGGTAACTCTAGTTTAATAAATAGTACAGAGGGTGTTTTATATGCAGAAATAGCAGCTTTGGCTGATGAAAATAGTAGTAGATACTTTTCTATAAATGATGGAAGTACCAATAATAGAATTAGGTTTGGTTATACAGCATCAAATAATGTAAGGTTATTAGTTGTTGCATCTTCAGTTCAGGTAGATATTACCGAACAATTATCTAACACATCTGTGTTTAATAAAATAGCTATTAAATACAAACAAAATGACTTTGCTTTATGGGTAAATGGTGTTGAAATAGCAACAGATACAAGTGGAAATACACCAATTGGTTTATCGCAATTAGATTTTGACAATGCAGGTGGTGGAGATAAATTCTACGGAAAAGCAAAAGCACTAGCAGTTTACAAAGAAGCATTAACAGATGCAAATCTAAGAAGCCTTACATATCCAAATCCAGTTGCAACAACATTTGATTTAGACTTTGATACTATTGCAGAGCAGTTTACTTTTACTAGAGGCTCAGAAGCTACATTTGTAAATGAACAAGGGTTAATTGAAAGT